CGAAGCTGCTGATTAATTAATCTTTTCGTGCATTTGTCTTGTCATTATCCCCATAGTGACGTAGAGAGGGGATAGGGCTAATATTAAGATGAGACAAAGCACACTACTAAATGCAAGTGCTTTTATTACAAGGAATTTAGTCATGTTTCAGAAAATAGCTAACATTTTAAGTATAGCTTCATTTGTTTTAATCACTAGCACTTTAGGTGCATCATATTTTGGCTACAAATACCTTACATCACCACAATTTCAGAACAAAATTATGAACATGGTGTTATCTGATGTACAAAAACTTATGCCAAAAATGTTAGATAACAATATACCTGATACAACTGGTAAATCTATACCATTACCATTTAAATAATTGGAAATAACAGAAATAGTAATACCAGAAGTTAAAGTTTTTACATATATACCTGCAACAAATGAAAGTTTAAACATACCTTTACCTGATGTTGGTATGCCTGGTTGTGTAAAGACGCATAGAGATATATCTTTAAAAAATACACAGATAGTAAATGATGATCCTAATGGTGCGTTTTATACGTGTCCTGATGGTAGTTCTATACCTTCTTATATACCAATAGACTACAACCCTAAAAAATTAGAAATAGTAGAAGAAGCTAAACCATCTAATATAAATACAACTGATACACCACAAACTAATACACCAGAAATACCTAAGAATGAAACAAAAGAAGGAATAGTTATACCACCTTGTCCAGATCCGAAATCTGCATTAAGAGTAGGTTCATTTGCTAATGACAAAAAATTAGAAAGAGTGAAGGCGTTTGAACGTGGCGAAAATGGCATTGATTGTAATATTATCTGGGAATCTGTGCCTTTTAGTGAATCTTACATACCAACTGTAAGCACCATAATCTCAACAGGAGCAATAGCACTTGTAGCAGCTACATCACCCTTAATACTTAATGTAATAAAACCGCTTATTAAAAATTTAATAAAGAAAGTAACAACTAGAAAAAAAGCTAATATTAATATATAGCTTGCATAATGTAGGGGTATACCCCATACTATAGAAAAGCTGTTATTGTTTACTATCTAAAGCTATGAGTTTTGAAGAAGAACTAGAAGCAATAGAAAGGGAAGAATGGCTGGCTAAGTTTGATGATCGTCAAGTAATGAACGCTGCAAGAATGTTTCTTGAATGGCTTTATCATTTACCTGATGATTATGAACCAAACACTTATTCTGAATTTAGTTTTTAACCTATGAAGCCTCAACCAGAACAACTACTGAGACAGCTAAAAGATTGGCAGAATAAAAAGAAAGTATGTCAGGAACAGATAGATGCTAGAAAAACAATATTAGAAGGTTATTTTGAAGAAGGTCTTATCATGTCAACATTTTCTATAGAAGGTGTAAAGGCAGAAAGAAGGCGTAAACCTGAGAAATGGGAATATAGTGATGAGTTAGAACAGTATAAACAAGACATCACAAATGCTATAGAATCTAAAGAGCAATATGAAAGGGAAGAAGGCATTGCAAAGAAAAAAGAAACACAATATACATGGGCTATAAGATGAAAACATCAGAACGTGTAGAACAGGCGTTTAAACGCATAAAAGAGTTGCTTACTTTAGTTACTGATTGGACTAAACAGCCAAAAGAAGAAGATGCACTTACAAAAGAATTTAGAGAAAAGAAGTTAAAAATGATAGAAGATTTATATAAGCAGTTAGGTGAACTTAACGACAGGTTTATGTTTACGCATGAATCAGAATTTAAAACAAAAGAATATGTAGTGCAATATGATGCGTTAAAGAAAAAAATACATGATTTAGAAAAATGAACGCACAGAAGAATAAAGGAGACAGGGCAGAAAGAGAAGCCTGTATATATCTAACAGCAGCTACAGGACATATAGTAGAAAGACGTTTTGGTGCTGGTCAGGATAAAGATAAAGGTGATCTTGTTGGTATTCCTAATACTGTTGTACAGGTTACTGATATGCGTGACAAATCTGAAGCGGTATTAAGAAAGCCTAGAGAAGCAGAACAGCAACGACTAAATGCAAAAGTAGACCATGCTATTACTATGGTTAGGTTTAATAAAAGACCAGGCTG